CTACAATAATACCGTTTTCATCAAACATACTATTATATTCTATGTTAGCAAGTCTCTTTACTTCATCAGGTGATGCTGCTTTACCAAGGCGTTGTATCTCATCCATAGCACGGAAACGAGCTTGTGCATTAGCGACATTAGCACTTGTGTAACCATCAAAACCAGTAAATGTATTTGGAATGAATCTAAATACAGGGTCTGCTTCCATTGCTTTAAGATTATCATATAAATCTACAACATATTGAAACCCATATCTACCATTATCAGCTTCAATCTGTGCAATTTTTCTGTACCCATCAATTTTAGCTTCATTCTTAATTACAAAATCTAACCTAGTAGCATCTTTCACACTGTTAGGATTTTGTGATGCTTTCATAAACATCTTACCAGCATAAGGTATTGCTTTTTTTTGTGTATCTAAGACAGCACTATAAGCCATCCAGCCACGTTGTACTGATTTAAGATCTTTACGCATTAAAGCACCTGTAAGATAACTTAGTGGTTCTGCTACCATACCACTTAAATTACCATATAGAGCTTTAGCACTAGAAGTTACAGAAAACAAAGAGTTATAAAAATTACCTCTAACAGCTTGTGCTAAAATATTAGGTGCTTCAGGATTACCATCAACAATTGGACGCCACCTAACAAAAGTATTTAGAATATCTTCATTCATTTTAGTGATACTATTGATCTTACCATCACTAGCCTCATATAACTCAAGAAATCCGTCAAGAACTTCTGGGTTATTTTCTTCTAAATACTGCCAGTTTTGGGTAAACCGATCACTTTCGTCTTGAATAATACGTAAAGCTTGTGGTGATTGTTCAATAATCTCTTTGTTTAGTTGTTCTGGTGTCTTACCAAATGCACGAACACGCTCACCTAAAGCCATGATACCACGTTTCTTATCTACATAATACTCGGTAGTTCTTTTTAATTGTTGTAGGTAAGCTAGGTTATCACGTACTTGTTGTTTAGCTTGATCAACAGCAGCTGATCCTCGGTTAAGCCTAATACCTTCAGATAGATCAGAAATTTGACCAGCAATTGACGTGGCACTATAAGCTTGTGCTTTTGCAATATCCATACCAGTAAACTGCTCAGCTTGATCATCGATCATCCTGAAGATACCTCTGTATCCTTCATCAGTTAATTCTTCCAAACCAAATTGATTTTTTACAATAACAGGATCAAGAATCTTACGAATTTCATCTACACCAACAGTAGGGTCAAACAATTCAAGTACTAAGTTATCACCTTGTTCTTGAATTTCATCAAAACTAATTGCCCAATCAGCTGCATCAACACGATAACGATCAGCATCTTTCAGTTGTTTAGCAAGACCAACAGTAACTTGTTCGACACCACCTGGTGTATTAATAGCAAACTTACGTGCAGGTTCACTAATAAAGTTACCTAAACGACCATAAACTGATCCTTTGTTTTTTGCAACACGTACTGCATCAACACTAGCACCAATGATACCAAAATCATCCAAAGAACGCATCCCAACTTCATTCCAATCATAAACGTCGTTTACACCTTTCAGTGGGACGTTAGAATTAGGATTCATAGCTTGATTGTAGTAGCCAAGCTCATCAAGATCTGCCTCTTGTTTAGCAGCATATCTAGAAAGTTCTTCTACTAAATCATCACTTTTAGCAGCTGGCTGCATACTATCGATAATTTTCTGTGCTTTTGATGTTTCACCTATAAGTTTAGGTTCTTGTATAATACCTGATCCAATTTCACCTAAACTACGTTTTAGGTTTCCTAAAGATCCTACAAAAGGAAGCAAAAACCCTAATGCTAAACCTTCATTAATGTTTTTAATACGTTTTTCATCTGAACTATCTTTATCTAATGTAGCAAAACTATCAGGAATAAAATCAAATTGTGCTGGTAATTTTGACGTTAAAGATTTGTATAGTCCAGATTTTTTAATAGAACCAGAAAGATTTTCACCTTCAGTTTCAGAACTGATAGCATCTACAAGTACACCAGAACCACCTTCAATACCCCTAGTTCCAAGAAACTTCATAAAGGCAGTATTACCTAACCTATTGATTGCGTTACCAGCTCCAAGTAAATTAGTAGTTGCAAATTGTGCTCTAGTAGCCAGTCCCATACCAACACGTTGAAGAAATAATGTAGGCGCAATAACAGAAATAATGCTTCGTACAGTCTGCGCTAAATCATTTTCGTACTTAGATGCTTTAGGGATTTGTAATCCTGTCTTAGACAGTAGTTTATTGGCAAAATCAGTTGGGAAGTCAATTAAACCTTGGACTTCTTTAAAGTCTAATTCTCTTCCTTCACGCTCCAAGCGTTCATAATCAATGTTTCCTTCAGGAGTCCTGTAAGGAGTGTTTGGTGCACCTACAAGTTTAGTAGGTGGTTGCTGTTCCGTTGGTACCTCACCCGTAGGTGCAGGTTGTTCAATTGTTGGTGTAGTTTGACCTCCCGTAGGAGGTTGTGTCTCTTGTTGTTGAAGCTGCTGTTCTTCTTCCTCATAAGAAGCAATTCTTTGTTGAATTTCTTCTATTTGTTCGTTAGTAAGTTGTAGATCAGCTTCTTGTTCATCTAACACATATTCACTACCAACATTTGAATAATCTAATGGATCGTTCATGTTGTTTTTTAATTAGTTAGTTCTTCTCGTGCAGAAATTAAAGCCGCACGTACTTGATCACGGCTAATACTAGCTTTATTTACACCATCTTCATAATAACTACGGCCATTTTTGTATTCAATTGAAGCAAATTCTTGAGACAATTGATCAATAGCTAATTCGATGTCATCACTATTACCTTGTAAATACTGACCAATAGCCTTACGACCAGGCTTATTCATAATGGTTGCTATAAACATCTTTTCTTGGTTTTCAAGAGTAAACTTAGCATCAGGAGGCAATCCTGCTAGTTTAGCAGCTTTTTCAGGATATAAAAATTGAAAAGCGCCAACTGCTGCTGAAGCACGTCCATCACTTAATTTAGACTTTTGAAAGTCTACCAGTTCTGTAGCAATAGTCATATCTAACATTTCTGGATAGTTTTCGCTAGGGAACATTGAAGTAGCACTTCCTTCACCAGAACTGACTAAATTTGCTAAACCACGTAATCCAGTACTTTGACCAGTCATACTAGCTCTCACAGGTAGGTTATTACGACCACCTTGACTATTAGTAATTTCAGCACCAAGTCTGTTAGCTCTGTTAAAGGTACGATTGGGTATATCGTTATAGAGTTTTTGAACTTCTGGGGCTAACTGATATACAGCATCTTCAACAGGATTAACTTCGTTTGCGACAACAGGCTCTCTCATAGATACCCTATTAACTGCACCTATGCTTGCATTATAAACTTCTCTAGGAGTCATAGGACGTTTAGTACGTTGTGTAATCCTAGATATTTTCATAATTTCAGCTGTATATTCTACGTTTAAAGGATCCTTTTGAATTTGATCTGAAATACGTTCGTAATCATTTTGATCCCCCAAAGCATAAGGCATGTTAATAACACTTGCTGCATTAAAGTTTCTATCTGCAAGCAGTTTGTCTAATGTTTTAGTACTTTCTTTATTTTGTTTCACTTGGGCTTTAATTTCAGCATTACCAAATAAATTAGGAAAGTTAGGTACATTGTTTGGTGAATCAGGATCTTTATAAAATAAATTTGTTTTATCGTTTGGTGCTTTTGCTAAGTACTCCTTTAGGTTATTTACAGAATATTCAGAAATAAATTCTCGTTTAACGCCTTTTTTTTCAGCTTCTAAAGCATATTCTTCTGCTTTATTTTGCATAGCAATTAACAGAAAAGTAGTTGTTGTATTAATACTACCATCAACAGTTGGATTAAAACCAGCTACAGAAATAGCTTTAGCTTTTAAACTTTTTAAAACTTTAGGAAATTCAGTACCAAACCTTTTGGCTTGTTGCTCTTTAAATATAGCCTGATATTTGGCCTTTGTAGCAGGGTTCTGTATCGTAGCTATTTCTTGTTCAGTAAGAGGAACTGTACTTGCAAGCCTCACAGCAAAAAGGTTTTCTTCTTTTTCAATATTTTTAGCAATTGCTACTTGTTCTGCTTGTATTAAAGTTTGTGGGTAAGGTACTCCAGGGAATTTTTGTGGCCATAAAGCTTTAAATGATTCAAATATCAATGGATCACGTTCGTCGCTTTCTTTATCAGTAAGGGCCATAAGCTGCGGTATCGCAACAAAACGTGTAAAATCTTTAGCGTTTTGTGTATACTCTGCTTGCTCATCAATTCTAAATTGACGTATACCTTGGTTACGGTCACGTAGAGCTTGTAAGTAAGCTTGCGAAGGTTTATTACCTCCTTTACCCCCAAAAACTTCACCAAAAGTTTTACCAAAACTAGGTACGAAAACATTATTTATATCATCAATTGAAAAATTTGGTTCTCCAGTTCTAGGATCAACAGCTGAAAAAGCCGTATAAAACCTTTTAAGAGCGTTTTCTCTGCTAATGATAGGATTAACTAGATCAGATTGCAAAGATGCACCCAACGTAGATACGTTTGTTCTTAGGAAATCAGCTTGTTCAGCTTGTTTTTGAAAATTAGCTGAAGTTTCTTTTGTTGAAGCATTATTTACAAGAGCATCCTGAATCCCTTTAACTTTTTCATAACCTTCTTGATAGTATCCAGGGTTTTTATCACTCAACCCTAATTTATCAAGACTTGTTTCTAAAGAATATTGTGTAACAAGACCCATTTTGTTTGAGTCTTGTAAGGCTTCAATAGGAGCAAAACCTAATTCAGGGATTACAGCAGTGCTTTGTAGTAATTTTTTTGTATTAGAGTTATAAAATAATTCTAAAGCCTCATTTTTAAATGCTTGGTCATAGACAGCATTTCTACCAGGATTAGCGAAAAAATCTTTAGAAGCTTCCTTAGGTGTAATTTCTCCACTAGAAAGCCCTTCAAGTGTAAGTCCATCGAGTTTAGCAGTCTCTTCTGGACGAAGGCTTTCTAGATTTTTATACTTAACTTGTGCTTCTGGATTACTGTAAAAAGCATCTCTAGCGGCTTTCTGAGCTAACCTAGTTTGATCAGCAATCATCTGCTGGGTTCTTTTAGCAGAAATTTTACCAATAGTTTGACTGAAATCAATTAAACCAGTGACAACTTTTTCTAATTCTTCATTAGGATCTTTTCTATTTTGTATTGCAAATCTTTCTTCAGCTTGAGATTTAGCTTGTTGCTGTTGTAGTGCTTGTTGTTCACTTTGAAAGTTACTTTCACGTTGAGTTGCCTCAGCAGCTTGGTTCTGCTGCATTGCCTGTAAATTACGTTCTCTTTGGGAGATTTCAGCATTACGTCTGCTTTCTAAGTTTCTAATTACTCTGTTGTTTTCTTCCTGCATACGAGTAATACCAGCACTACTTAGTTGAATAGGCTGAAATCCTCTTGGGTTTGTAGCAGGCTGGTATCGTAGTCGTGCCATAGTTAATTTTAATTATTTATTGATAGCCTTCAAGAGTTCATCGAGCCCAGGTGGTGGTTTTGGATTAAAAGCTTCATAAACATTTGCACCTGCTGTAACAACCCCTAGACCTTGTTGAATGATATCAGAAGTTGAAGGTTGTCCTGAAGGTATAGGTGCTTGTGGTCCTAAAAGATCTTCAAAACTTACGTTAGGTGACGGTAAGAAAACTCGTTCAGGAGTGATTTCTGGATATGGTGCATATTCAAGTTGTGTTGGCATAACACCCACAGCAGCTTCAGCTTGAAGATCTTGGCCTCTTCTTTGCAACTCAATCGCTGCAATATCACGTTCAGTTTGAGCAATACGGCTTTCTCTGTTAGCTTGTAATACTCTGTTATTAAATTCAGCTTCTTCGTTAGCAAAGCTAATAGCTTGATCAATTCTAGCAATATCAATGCCAACTTGTTTTGTTTGAAGACCTGCCGTAACTCTAGCAAATCTAGTTGCTTCATCAATTTTATTAATATTAAGATTAACACCAGTCTCTCTAACTGCTGAGTCAACATTTAGATTTAATAGTTGAATACCAGCACTACGTCTAGAACCTTTTAAAGCTGATTCTAATTGAGTCAAGGTTCTAAAGGATTCAGCCTGAGCAGATTGTATACTTTTACCTCTTGACTTACCAGCTTGCCCTAAAGCAGCTTGACCTGAATCTTGGATTGCTTTAATAGAAGCAGCTTCTTTTTCAAAGGCAGTTCTATTGTAAAGATTTTTCAGTTCAGTTTGAATACTTTCAGTTTGAATACGTCTATTACTTTGTATACCAAATAAATTTGCTTGTTGTTGTAATTTATCAAGACCTAGATCAGTAAGTGTATTTTCAAACCCTGTTTTAATAGTTTCTAGTCTGACTTCTTGTGTTTCTCTATTTAAACCTTGGTTAATTAATTCATTTTGAAGATCTGCATAAATAGCTTCACGTTGAAATGCTTGATCTATTTCAAAATCTTTGAAAGCAGCTTGTGTAGTAGCAATTGCTAATTCAGCAGCTTCTTCATTTAAACCTAATTGAGCTTGTGATATTCTTAACCTTTCGTTATAAGTAGCTAAAGAGGCTTCATACTGGAAATCTTGTATTTCTTTGTCACGTTCCCAACCTTTAACAGCAGTGTCAAAAGCATAATCTCTATTATTATAGTAATTTTCTTTTTCAATTGCATCTTTTTTTTCATTATAATCGTTAATATCATTTGCTCTTCTTCGCGCATCTTTTCGTTGCTCTATTTGCGCTCTTTCTTGATCGTCGTTAGCGGCACTGTTGTTACCAAATAAAGTGGTTCCTAATGCGGCTCCGGCACTCACGACTGCACCAATTGCTGCTGCTGGCATAATTAAGCCCTCCTATAATATCGAGGTGAATAGTTTCCTTCCCACATCATCTCTACAAGAGATACAGGATATGGATAATCACTTGTCATTTTTAATTCAAAGTTAGTGTTACGTTGATGGATAGGTACATTAAACTTATATTCAGGTTTTACAGGACTTGTACTAAATGCATAATCATCACTTAATGTTACCTCTTTAATTAAAGTCCATTGTTTAGAGCTACCTAATTTAGTTTCAAATACCAGTGGACCTGATCTACCAGTAGATATTTTAATTCTAGCAATAGTTAATATAGCACTAAAGTCAACAGAGTTGCCATCTCTTCGTCTAAAATAAAATGTAGGTAATTGTACTTCAAAGTGATAGTTATAGCCAATAATAATACTATCAGCTGCATCGCTTAAATTTCCTACAGCTTCAAAATAGTTATAGTTTGTATTGGCTTCAATTTTAGGTGTTACTTCTACAAAAAAGCCTGCATCTTTATCAGGTTTACCGATTAAAAGTGCACCTTTTTTATTTTTGATAGGTTTATAAGGTGTGTAGATTTTAGTTACATTGTCAGTTGGGATATAAACAACTTTATCGATAATTCCATCAGGAGATTTTGGGAGTGAAAACAAATCAAGACATGGATTACCTGTTACAACAAACTCATTATTAGAATCGAGTACAACAGAAACATCCCCTGTAGGTAACTCATTAACTGTAATTGAGTTTAACAAATACGCATCTTCTTGTTGTGTTACAACTACAATGTCATCGTTTAAAACGTAAGCATCTTGAATAGTACCTGTTAATTCCCATTTTGTCCAAGCTTGAAATAGATCTTTTTCACCATCATTATAATAACTATACATATAGATATAAGACGATTGTCTATCTATAAGAATAATGAAAGAGTTTTGTGGACTAGAAACTAATCTAGCAACAGTTTCAGGGATCCATTCAAGAACAACTTTACTGATGTCTACAACAATAGGTGGTTGTTCTACATCTCGTAACTGCATACTAAATACTTTAGCATAATCAGGTACTTTGTTAACAAAACCTACAGTAGTCCCAATATCTACAGGAGATATATTACTATCCATTTCATAGTTAGATACTGTACGGATAATAGAAGACGTAGGTGTCAATGTATTTGCATCAGTAGCAGATAAAATAAACTGCTGTCGATCACCAAATAACAAAAGACCTTGAGCTGTAGGTAAGACATCAAATAACGTAACAGGTCTTGTACTAGATACATTTAAATCAATAGGATCTGAAGCAATTTGTGTTAAAGCTGATTTAACAAAGAAGTTAAAAGGTTCATTAGCTACACTTAAGATTACATTATCTTCTGATAACAAACCAAATCTGTTGTTATAAAAAAATGTAGCCTTGATTGTTTTACCTATAAAGGAAGGTGCTGGACTTGTAATGTCATCACCAACTAGCCTACTTACAAAAGGTATAGGTTCAAATGTAAATTGATCTACACCATTAACTGTATTATTAAATACAAACCTATGTGGCATTGTGGATGCATCTAGTCCAGGTGAACCATCTCTAGCAATTGTTTCAAGCCAATAACCTTTACCACGTATTCCATCATAAGCTACATATTTAACATAGTAATCATCACTATCACTATTAGTATTTAAGATGCGTACGTTATGACCATCAAAAGATTCAGCAGGTAGTTCAGTTACATCATTAACTTGATCTAAAAATGCTTCTAAAGACTCATTATTAAAACCACCTCTAGCATCAATACTAAATGCTAAGGGAGTACCAGTAACTGCACTGTAATCAGTTTTAACTGTATTAGTACCAGTACCACGTTTGATGACAATACTGTTGTTATAACCTTCTAAATACCAAATACCATCAAAATTTGTATTACCTGCTGTATGTTCTGCTTCAATAGTATCTTTAATAGCATCAATTAAATGATGGTTAGTATTAACATTAGAAGCATCATACAACAACATATCATTAAATGTTGTATTTGTTTGTGCTGCTACTTCTGCTACTACATCGTCTGTATTGTTAGCAGCAGCAGCAGGGAAGGTTACAGTATAATTGTAGCCATCAACAAGTGAAACTAATTTTAAAGTACCTACTGAATTAGCAAAAAAAGTACCAGCTGGTAGCATTGCTGTAACTTTAGTTTTGTTTGTAATGATTGTTGTATCTTGAATACTACGGAAATGAAAATCATCTGAAGTATTAGCGTTTGTTAAATACGAACCACCATTGTTTGTAACATTACATGCTTTACCTGTTTCTGCATTCCAAGCATAAATATTAGAACCTTTAATAGCAGCTACATAAGAAGTGGTTTGACTGCGATCCAGAAAAAACCATACAGCATCTTCTAAAGCAGCTTTATCATAAGCATTGTCGTCTGTATCTTTTAAGTGATCAATAAATTTCATACCAGGTCTTTTTAGTAGACCATAGGTAGGGTCAGGATAACCATTAATACATTCTGATACCTGACCAGCTAGTTTTTTGTCATCGTTTTGTTTAGAGACACCACCTAGAAAATTAGGTGATAGTTGGGTTACTACTGGCATTAGCGATACAGTGCGTTAAATGGTTTGTAACTACGGTAATAATTACCGCCTTGTGGTTGACCAAAGAATGTATGGTCACCTTGATTACATTCGTATTCGAGAGCCATTGCTCTTGTATACGCTTCTTTTTGTGATAGCACTTGGAATTGCTGTCCATCACCAATCACTCTACTAGAGAATATAGAAGATGCTCTAGCTACAATATAAGCTTGAATAGGTTGTGGTAGATACTCATAATTCCATTCCCATAGTACATCAATGTAAAGAGTTTCATCTTCCCATTCATCTGTATGGTGCATAGTATCATAGAGATAACCTCCACGATTAACACTATTTCTTCCTAAGTTAGCTACATAATCTTGACTAAGATCATATTGAATAGCATTATTAGGAATAACTACTTTCTTTGTAGTTGCATCTGGTGTTACTTCTAGATTTAATTCTTTATTAAATGTCCAGCCTTCAGACTGAACTTCACGTGATACTTCTTTTAAAGTATTAAAAGCAATCGCAACTTCCGGGTTAGTTTGAGTTTCTACTTTATAAGAAACAACTGATTTTAGGATTGATATATTACCTGTTGATGAATGTGAAATATTAACAGTGTAATTATATGTTTGTGGGTTTGATGCTGGAACAGCTACACCTGTTGTAGAAACAGCTGTGTTAGGGATAATACCAGTACCACTTAAATAAGTACCTACAGGTATGTCTGCTTCTTCAGTAGTTAATGTAGTACCAGAAATACTACCAATAAAAGCAATGAGTGGTTCAAGAACAAAAGTTGTTTCAGTTGTTAGAGTATTCACGGGAGCCTGACCAACTGACGCCAGGATCTGATTAACAGCTTGTAGCTCAGTATTGGAGCCAGTAGTAGGAAAAGGCATAATTTGATAATGAGTATTATTCTCAATAAATAATTAAAAAAAAGGAGTCCCCGAAGAGACTCCCGATATAAGATAAATTAGAATCCGGCAGGCTTGGTAGCAGTGCCAGCAAACAGTTCAACAGCAGCAGCTGGATTCAGGTAATCAGCACCCATAGCCAAACGGCCAAGGATTACATCACCCTGATAGATAACAGAAACGTCACCACTGGTCACTTGGACCTGAGGAGCGATCGCTTCAACACAACCAGCAGCTTCACGCTGGAAGATCAAACCACAGCTATTAGCAAATTCGGTTTCTTCACCGTACTCATTGTTGATACCGGCAACATCGTTGGCAGCATCTTCAACAGCTTCGGATACAAACGAACCAGTGTTACCAGGATCGGTAACGCCAGGGTTAGTAGCGGAACCAGTACCGTACTTAGTACCATACTGAGAGAAGAAAGGAATATTCATGGACTTGTAGATCTTAATACCAGCAATCTCTACAATACCGTCACCGCTTTGCAGTGCAGTACCTTGTACATCGCGATTAATAAGACCATTAGAACCAGCAGCTTGGATCAGTGCATAGTACTGACGGGGGTTAAGAACACCCACACGCCCATCCTGACTGACTCCTTTTTCGTCAAGTGCAGAGGCAGCATCATAGAATGCATTTACCAAAGCACTAGAAGAATAAGCATCAGAAGCATTAGCAGTAGTACCAACACGAACCTGAGTACCACCGGGCTCAACATAGCCACTAGCAGTAATAGGAGATGCAGCACGTGCACCACGAGTGATAGCACGGAAGATCAAACGATCATACTTTTCTGCAAGAGCATAACCGATCTTACGGCTAATCTCAGAGCGCAGATCATAATGAGAAAGAGTCTCATCAAGGTCATAGACAAAAGCTGAACTGATCAGCAAGTCATCAACCGTGATGGTCTTCTCAGCCACAGGAGGTGCATTGTTGCTATCACCCAAAATGCTATTTCCAGGCGTATGGAACTCACTTTTTGTGCGCCCAGTGTAAATAAATTGTAAAGATTTGCCGTTCTTAAGTGTACGCTTCATCACAAGATCGCGAGCGATCGTATTACGTTGGAAGCCTTTGAACATTTCTCCACTAAACAGTTTCAGATAGAGAGCGCGGGTATCACCCGCCAAGTTAGACTGACCCAGCTGAGTAAGCTGAGCGGGGTTAACAGAAGATTGAAAAGACATTTTAAATAATAAATAATAAAGATATAGCTTTCACCAAACGTTTGATGTTTTTAAAAAAAATTTGTGGTCTATCCCACCGTCTAGACGGCAAAGGGTGTCCTCGTAAGGGCCAATGCCAATAGTGAAGAGGGGAATTGCACCCCTCATTAGATCTATCTCACTTGGTGTATTTTACACCGCGATAGCAATAAGTTTTGCCTTGCATAGTAACCTCTCTAGAAGCCTCCACAAGCCCCGTTCCATGCTTATGGTGTCATGCGTCCCGAAGGATGAACGGACGTGCTTCTAGCCGCTCACAGGTGCCTTAGAAGTAGCAAGGTCAAGGGGGGAAGTTATATGCGTTTTAGCTATTAAAATTTGTACTTAACTCCTGCTTTAACAGTTGTTCCGATAGGCTCCCCTAGATCCATACCACCGCTAGTCAAGAATTTAAATTCACTATAAGCACCAAGACGCTCACTAAGTTGTGTCTTAATACCTACTTTACCAGAGGCTTCAGTAGTTGTTGCTTTACCGTCAGGCATTACAAAAGCAGGTCCACCTTGGATATAATATTTTGTTGATTCACTGAATTCTCCTTCATAACCAACATCATTACGCAACACTGTTTTATTAAAATCTACACCAGTAGACTTAGACTCACTTTCAATATTTACGTAAGGACCAGCCATTACAGGAGTAGCAGCAATCAGGGTTGCAGGGAGGATAGCAAGAATTTTCATTGTAATTTATTTAAAAAAGAATAAGTGTATTTTGTACGGTTACCATGAATACCCCAGCCTAACCAGTAGTAAGCAGCATTCATATAATAACGTACTGTTTGATGATTAGTTTGAAAAGCATAGAGATCTTTTCTAAACCTCATCTCATTAATCATGTAATCAGTTTGACATTGAAGACCACTAGGATCTTCGTTACGTTTAGTACAATGGTTACCAAGACCAATGTAACGATGTTTAGATGTCCATTGAATTAAACCATAACCACCACGAAGGCAGCGATCGTAAGGAACGATAGCACCACCCTCGCATACGTTAGGTTTAAAATTAGACTCTTGTTGGATGTTACCCAGAATGACTGCTAGTGCTGTACGGTCTTTCACACCAGCAGAAGCCTGTAGTTGTTCTAGAACGTACTGCTGAGGTGCAGTACATTGTGGGCATTCAATCATTTTTTCTTAGCAGTTTTAGCAGCTCGTTTAAAGTTGGCAGCAGTAGGAGCACCTTTGCTTCCTGGCTTACGCATCTTTTCACCTGAGCCTTTTGCGATACGCTCTTTCTTTGCGTGGATGTTAGCGTAGAGACCTTTTTTAGCCATTAGGATTTACCACATTTCCATTTACGTAATGCAAGAGCCTTTCGTGTAGGACGACCCTTGTTGTCCTTCATTGGTCCTTTGACCCCACCCATCCTAGCACAGAAAGACTTCTTACGCTTTCCTCCACCAGGTTGAGGTGCCTTTAAATTAGAACCAGTTTCCCGGTTATACTTATCACGACCAGCTTTAGTAAGACCACCAGATCGTGACTTGTGTGTACCAATTTTTAATTTTACGGAAGGTTTACTTTTTGCAGCCACCTTTACCTCCTTTCTTTTTACCAGCCATTACCAAATACCGGGGATAATTTGACCAGTTAGTGCATACGCTCCAAGCGCAGCCATCACACCTAGCATAGCCAGGCGACCGTTTAGCATTTCAGCTTTTTCGTTATGTGTCACAGTGTAATCTTTGTCAGTGTACATGGTGGGTTCTTTAGCAAATAGGTTTTGTTGTCCGTGTTCGTTGGTGGTAACAGTCATTAGAATGAGATGTCAGAGTTTTCTAGTTTACGCATAATGTCTGATCTATAGGCAGGATCTTTATCATAACGTGGATCTGACATAGCTTGTACAAGTTCAGCCTGACTACGGAATGATTCATTCTTTTGATTAGAACCTTTACCTGTCAACAGTTGACCTTCTTTACCTACAGAATCAGTATATTTACTATACAATGCTTGTACTGCAAAGAAGATTGCACTGGGATTACCATCTGCCATAACAGAATCATACATTTTAACCTCTTCTTTAGAAAGAGAGTCTCCAGCCCAATTAACCATTGCTTTATAAGCTTGGTGACCACCAACCATTTCAAACAACTGTTCAGCTTGTTGTTCAGAAAGAACTTCTTTGCTAGATTCTTCTTGCTCTTCTTGATTGTCTAGTACTTCTTCAGGGGCTTCTTCTTGCTCCCCTTCTTCACTGGTTTCGGATTCATTTCTTGGTTGTCCTAGTTTACTTTGTAGTTCAAGGTAAGCTTGTTCTAGTGCTTGTGGATCTGAAAACTTACCTGCAAGTAGTTGTGGTTCTCCTGAAATAGATTCTGCTACTTCAAGAGAGTTCTGCTCATCAGCATTAAATTGTGGCTGATCAGCAGGTGTTTCATTCATTGTTAAAACTTCTGACATATTATTGCTGTGGTGGTGGTTGTTGTTGCATCATTTGAGCTGATGCTTGCTCACGTTTCTGATCTACTGAAGCTAGTTGTCCAGCTTGTTGAGCCAACATCATTTGTTGTTGTTGTTGAGCAGCAGCCTGTTGTTCTTGCTGGATCTCTTGCATACTCTTAACAAGATTCAATGTATCAATACCAGACGAAGCAGCCAAACGTTTAACTACTTCTTCAGGATTAATGTATTCTTGAATAGCTTGTGGTCCCATTGTCTGTGCAATGACAGTAAGGAACTGTGCAAGGCTTTCACGGTCTTGACCACGACCAAGTGCATTAATACCAGCTACAATAGTAGGCTTGACAATATCACCTTTAGGTAGACGTGGTATCTCACCTGTCTTTTGTGCAACAGAAAGTTTACGATTCAAATAAGGTACAAGGAATTCAACAGTAAGTAGACTGAACAGTCCACCAAGTTGTTGTTCTAGTTCTAGCTGTGTCATACGTACTTCTTCAGCAGTAGTACGTTCACTATTCCTTACATTAAGAATAAGGAATGCATCACTAATTCGTTGTGATAAACCTCCTACCATTTGATAAGCAGTTTGAAAGTCAGCCGTTTTACCAACCTGTACTACACCAATATCATCAGGTCTACCTTGAATGATAGCTCCGTTGCCTGCTTGTGCAAGCGTCTGAGGCTTGGTTGTACTGGAGGGTGAAACGGTAAACACTACCTTAGCAGCGGCTGCACTGCCTTCTACAAGGGCTTGTGACAGAGCTTCAAGTGACTTCAAGTCACCAATGAATTCTTCTACACGTCCACGTCCATAAGCTTCACCATCAACATGGTTAAACCTAAGTGGAAGCCAAGGGTTAGAATCAACAGGAGCTTTACCCATTGACTTAGGTAGTATATCATTATAAACCTCCTGATGCCACACCCATCTGTTGTTGTCTAAGATTACGTGTGTATAAACATCACATTCATCAGTTGATGTGTCATCTACATTTTCCCAATTGTTTTTCTGGTCAAATGCAGGATAATTTTTTTTGAGTAGTTTTTTAGAGATTGTTTCTTTTGTTACAATTTCAATAACATTACCACTACCATCTCTATCTACAACATAACGGTTCAAAGGATATAGTTTAAGACCATCCTTTCCCATATAGATAAGAGCATTACCAGCAACGACTAAATGCTTTAGTGCTTGGTGAACAATTACACGATCAGTAGAAGCTGCAATAGATTCCATGATAGTTCGTTCAACTTTAGCAAACGACAAGTCAAGTTCTGATCTAATGTCTGGTCCTAGTTCTCCGGGGATATTAATATCATTAACCTGTAGCTTAAAGAAGCTGGTTTGTGGTGGTAGCAAAGCAAGCATTAGTTTACTTGCAAGCGTCACCACACCTTTAGCTCCTACACTTTGCCACGGTGTAATGAGATTACGTGCACCTTTATAAGATGTTTCTTCTCCACGGATTAGATAAGGAAGAGTTAGATCTGCTGCTTGTCTAGCAGTATTTAGAAACTGGGAGCGGTCTGAAGACAATCTTTCATAACGTGATTGAGCAGTCATTATATATTAATACCTAAACTAGAAGAAGCAGGTAAACCCGGAGACAATCCTGTTGAAACTTGGGGTTTGATTTGTAAAGGTCTACGTTTAAATGCACTTGTACCTCCCTGTGAACCAGGTAAATTAGAAATACTTTGAAGTTGCAATTGGGCAGTTCTACTACCAGCAAGTTGATTTTGTTGTGCAGTCCTGCTAGCAATTTCTAATTGTTTCAAACGTTCCTCTTGTTCTCTAGCTAATCGTTCTTGTTCAGCTTTAGACTCAGCAGCTATCCTATCTAATTCTTGTTGCCTTTGAGCTTCTTCTTGTGCACGTTCCTCTGCACGTTTTTCATTTTCTTGTGCTTGTGCTGCGTCGCGAGCAACAATATCGTAAACCCCACCAGCAGCTCCTGGTCGGTTATCTGGACTCAATGTATTTGGATTAGCATTTAAAAAAGCTAGTACTTCACGAGGATCTGTACCTGCCTGTTGAGCGGCATACATATCCATATGACCAAAGTAATCGTTTCTAGCTCCTGCTGCTGTGCTTATAGTCATAATGTTTAAATTGGTTTAGTTTTCTTCCATGTATTTAATGATCCATTCAACAACATTACGTTGTCCAGATCTATACATAATTTTTGAATGCGAATCTTCAGGTGAAGGATTCACTGGTGGAAAAGCTTTTTCTAATTGATGGACTAAACCACGGGCTTGCATACCCACGGTTTCAAGCGTATTGGGGGAGATTGACATTACTATGCTCGAAGAAGGCTGGCATTCTAGCTGATTTAGTTGCAGAAAGTTCTGGGGCTTTACCCTCATACATTAAGCGATCACTAGAATCAAGCCAAAATTTTTTGTCCAAATATTTATCGGTAGTATTACTACCTAGTGGTTGCATTACCCAATTGATAGTTGCCTTGCGGAGTTTATCAAGACTAGGGCTGACAGTAAGCCCCAACTCGCGACAAACAAGGCTATTGGCAGCAACGTGAATTTGTTCATCTCTACTTATATCCGCACTAACTGTTCGCATTCCAGCATCACCATTAAAGCGGAAGAATGGTAAAAGAACGAAGAAAATTGCACGTTCGGCCACCATCGCTTTGAGGATCGTATGATCAGGATGCGTAGTCCAAGCTTCCCTGATCCGGAGAGCTTCCGATTCAGCTTTTTCGTCAACACCGTAAGCATTGGCAATGTAACCAAGTGCCAGGTCGTGATTTTCCTCGTCGGTGATATTTGATTCCAGTAACTCCCTCGATAGTTTTGGTACGTCGGTAGCCAATCCATCACGAATAAAATCTCCCACAGGTAGTTCCATATGTCGCAACGCAAGAGCACGGAGTACCGTCTCTTCCGCCCCTGCCTTGCATGATCCGGCAGTTGTCTGGACTGGTGTCCATTTTCTTTTTCTGTTTAGTAGTTTTTCGTAAGGGTTCATTCTTGGCAATCGCATGTAATTTGTTCATTTAAAATGTCCTCCAAATAAGTCTCCACATCTTCTGCATCTAATGCAGCATATGCATCTGATTTATCTTGTGTATCACTCATTACTTGAAGTGAATAATAAAGGCTTGTTTGCGGGGACCGTAGCCACTCTTCCACGAACGCATTGTCGTAGGTTACCATATCACTCCATGAATTGAAGCTATAACCGTGAAGAAGCCCTGTGGTATCTAGTAGAGTCATGATGCCATCAGCAACACGTTTGTAAGCTTCCCAGCCTACCTTAGAGGCGATCTCTACGTCACCATAGTTATAAGTTTGTACTCCGAAAGTACCTGAGTCGCGATCGACTGTCTGCGAGATAGGTGGAGCGATTTCTGGTGTGCAAGTATAGCCATCCAGATCCAAGCTTCTATAACTGCAACTGGCGGTTGGAGCGATAGCAAAGGCTCGAACCATATTATTAATCCGAGCGATTGTGGCTGCTTGGTTAACTCCTGAAGCAATTTGAGAGACAAGTTCATAAGCAGCAGAGCGGATAATTTCTTTGTTGTTGTATTGTTCTAATGCACGTCCAAATTGATCGTAAGTTACTCCGTACCTCCGTAGGAGATTTGCGAGGCCAAGCATGCCGAGTCCCACCTGTCTATCAACTTCAGGCGAGAGGTATTCTCCAGAATCTCCGACAGCTGTCCTACTATGTAGGCTGCACAATTCGGACATACCTTCAACAAATGCTCGTGGGATGTCATCGAACTCACAGGCTCCAAGATTGATATGCTGTAGTAGACAGGTACCTCGTGATGGCAAGTATACTTCGAGACAGACGTTACCTCTGATGCGATTTCCTTCATTGTCATACTTTACTTTGTTGAGCCAGATGTCACCTGATTTGATTCCAAATAATAGTTCTTCCTTGAACGTACAATCCTTCCACCACTCTTCAGTGATGTTGATGCATCGTTTGACCCAAGGTAGTTCGGATCTACTAGCAGTAATAAACTCCCTAGCATCAGGATGGGATAAGTCAAGGTGCAACACAATCGCACCATTCTTGTAGATACCCCCACGTCTAAGTATTTCATTTAATGATGAATAAATTTTACCAAAACTTACAGGACCAGAAGCAGTAACACCTGACTTTCGTACATAACCTTTTGGGTCAAGTTTAGAAAGATGGATAGCACAACCTGCGCCGTACCTAAGAGCATGAGAGGCAAACCTCCAGCTAGCCTCAATACCATTCGGTCCTTCCATTTCATTTTCAACTACAAATACAGTGCAGCTGACAGGTAAGCGGTGAGTAGGATCATCGATCCATGATTGAACACGTCCTGTGCGTGAGATTAAATTAGTCATTGAGTAGATCAGTTAGGTTTGGAGGTTTGTAGCTTGGTCCCTTTAGGACTTTACCGTCTGGTCGATAAATAGGTTGTCCATTCTCATCTAGTTTGGACATATTTGATTTATGCACACGATCCATAGCTTTGTCTAAATCCCAGCCTTCGTTAGCAGCAAACTGATAACACACATAGACAAGATCACAAAGTTCTTTTAGTTGTTCGTGTTCATTTTTAAAATGAAATGCTTCGTGAAACTCTGACCATTCTTCATCGATCAAAGATTTCTGGGTCTGTCTCCCACTCATCCCAGATACTTGCAAATTGTAAGCGTCCCGGAACTCTTTTGCTTGATCCAATAGAGTCGTTTTGTGTGTTTTCAAGTTCATTTTCAAGGTAGTGGATTGCTTTCTTTAGGTCGTCTGTTTTACTGTCCTTATAACCAGCTCGGCTGATGTATTTGACAGCATTGCCTAAGTGGTAGTTGAGGTTTTGGTCTCTTATAAAGTCCCAAACCTGGATATTTCCTCTTCGGTAGTGCGAGGGTCCAGTTGAATTGGATTCGGCCATTGTTTTACTAGGTTGGATACGGTGTTAGCTAAGGCAAAGTTTTGACGTTGCAGTGCCATAAATAAAGTAATAATATCTGATTTATCAGCTTTAGGTAGTAGGTCTTCAAGTCTTCTTATCTTGAATTCCTGCTCCACTGTCAACTTTGTAATTGGAGGAGGGGGTAAAAAGGATTGGTTGTTTAGCGGTCCAGTCATAATCATCGGTGGTAAGGATCTTTGCAAGTCTTGCGTTTTGCAGTGCAATGTCTTCACCAAGAGCCTTCTCAGCAAAAGCATCTACAACTGTTTTCCAAGTGTAACCTTTTTCTTCAAATAAAGCAACAGCACGTTTGATACCAATACCAGGTACACCAGCATAACCATCTGTCTGGTCACCTGCAAGCGTCTGTATGAGGTGCCAACGTTGTCCTTCTGCTTCATCCACATTCACGGTTTCATCCATGTTGTAGAGCGTTCCAGGTATCTGTCGCATGTCCTTGTCAGGACTGACGATAATGTTACCAGGATATTCAGTAGCGTAAATACCCATGCTATCATCTGCTTCAAGAGTATTCATCAGTATAACTTCATACTCATCTTTGAGAGCATTGATCACACGTTTGTATCCACAAGGTTTTTTGCGGTTACGATGTCCTTTATAAGCAGGCATGATCTCTTTACGAAAGTTAGTACTATCACTAAAGAAAAGAACTACTTCAGGAACATCCCACATGAACTTATTTTTAATTTTATTTAGTTCACGTTTTACTGCTGCGTATGCTTCACTGAATTTGCTGACAACTACAATTACATCATCACCAAAGTCTAAGTCAGACTCACAAGAGGCACAAGCCTTATAAACAATGTAATCTGCGTCAACAAATAACTTCATTTACCTTGGCCTCTATATTTCTTTTTACCTTTACGTGGCTTACTATGCAAACCGTTACCTTGACGGGTTTTCTTTGATGTAAACGGAATTACGTTTTGTAATCCCATCATTGATTTACTTCTCATTAGTGGGTTTCACTCCAGTTGTTTCCTGTTTTGGCTTCTGCGTCGATTCTGATTCTGAGGTTGTAGTATTCTCCAGCTGCGAGACTGCTAAATACCAAGGATGTTGATAAGTCAGCTGTCTGTTCAGGGGAACACTCGAATTGCAATTCGTCATGTATAAAAGCTAGTTGTGAACAACATAAATTTAATTCTTTAATGTTTTGTTGATTGATGACCATCCAACGTTTTGCCAGGATGGCAGAGTTACCTTGAAGGCAGTAGTTTAACGCTTTATGTGGGCTATCCACCATAATTTTTCTGCCATCGATAGCTTTGATATATCCTCGTTCTGAAGCTTTCTTAATAGCCTCCAAGAGTTTATCGAGTCCATCAATTGCATTAATATATGCTTCTCTGATTTCCTTACCTTTCTTCTTGGCTTTTGTGGATGAAAGAAGTTTGTCATAGCTGTGTCCAATTTTTTCGTCACCTGCACCATATAGGAATGCATAAGTTACCGTCTTAACTAATTTCCTAGAGATACCTATCTTATCAGCATTTACTTGATGGATGTCTCCGTTAAGTAAGATGTCTGCATATCGTCCATCATCATATCTGGAAAGGAAATGAGACAACATACGTAACTCAATCCCAGACAAATCAGCAGCGACCATGACTTGACCTGGAGATGGTAAGAAAAGTTGTCTAAATCGTGGGTCACTGGGAACTTGGGCAAGGTTTGGGTTTCGGTGTGCACATCTAAAGGTAGAAGTAGCGACAGAACAATGATGATGTATCCTATTAGCAGTCGTAGATAGCTTCAGCCAAGCGTTCGCGCCTTCTGATATCATTCCAAGCATCTTCGTTATCGTCAAAATCTGGAGGAATGCAAGGGCAATCTCTGTCCCTATCTCCTTCAGTATCGGTTCGTCGATGATAGGCTTCCCAGTAGGTGTCTTCTGGGTTGGAGTCCAACCATGAAATGTTTGCAGGATCCATGCTATATGATCTCGTGATGTAGGATTTAGTTCTTTAAGGCGTGTAAGTGGAGCGTTTTTGACATAGCCTTGGGTCCGATTATCTCGCTTAGGAGTAAATATTGGTCCGGCAACGTAAGGATGCCTGTTACGTAGTAATTGATAAGTTTCTTCAAGCTCTTGTCTGAGAGTTGATGTAAGTTGCCATGCAGCGCGTTCATCAAAATACCATCCATGTAGTTCTTGTTTTGTGAGGATTTCTGCTGCGTCATGTTCTAACGCAACCCATTCAGGTATGGTTGGAAGTGTGTCCAAAGTTTTTTAGTTACAGTAACGTCTTGTATCATGTAGTCTTCCATTTCTGGTGACCACTCTTTCCAATCAGTATCTTTACAATAATCACCTTTAGCTTCGTCAAGTCGATAACCCCAAGCAGCTAGTGAATGTGATCCGTAAAGTTTAAGTGGCATACCAGGCCAAGTCTTTTGTTTATCCCATTCCATCATGTTCGGGTGATAAAGACGGCTAAGCAAAAGAGTGTCCAAGCAATCACCAATACGTCTAAACCATGGATAAAACTTATTGATGATGCTAAGGTCATAATTAATAATGTTATGACCGACAATACAATCAGCGTCTTCGAGGTATTGGATAGCGCGTACGATAGGTTCAGCCGCTTGTTTCTGCGTAGCTGACGTAAACGATTGATCATTAAAGACCATTGTTTTTTCAGTGTTGGTGTCGTAGATGCAAAGACAGTGGATTTTGGTAGCATCATTTAATAGGCCGTCAGTTTCTAAATCAAAGAGTAGCATTCAACGTCCTTGCCATTGATAGGTTTTATCAACAAACTTAGCACGTTTTACTGCCTCCTCAGTAGGAGGATTAGGTCGTTTCAATCCAGTCTCAAGCTCTTCAGAATATTCAGATAGGTAGTAGTCATGCATTTGATCCTCGACTTCAGTCCAGTCATAAGTCTGAGAGGAGTAGTACTCATACAGTTTTTCAGAAGTCGGTCGATGGATCGAAGTTTTCTGGTGCTGTTGTTTCATTGAATTTACAAGTGGATAAGTCATAAGTTAATCGACAAGCAATGCCTGTTTCCCCAGAGTAGCGATTCTTGAGAACTCTAACAATTGTATCAGAGTGTTTAGTTTCACTCTGTTGATTTCTTTCGAGTCCAATAACTGCATCGCTAAGTTGAGCGATTGCCGCACTTCCTCTAAGTTGTCCGAGTGTAACACGTGCACCTTCTTCATGGTTTTGATCGGATGATCCTCGTTTTAAATGTGAAACTAAAAATAATACGATACCAGTACGCTCAACAAGTGAACGTAAGCGTGTCATTGTTTGATCTATCATCCTACGTTCATCACCATCAAGTCCACTCATAAGAATGGATAGGTGATCAAGGAAGATGATCTTACAATCAAGTCCTGAGGCTAGGTATTCAATCCTGTTATAAATGATATCAGGATCAAAACTACCAAAGCCATCGAAAAGATAAAGGTTCCACTTATTAATACTGGAATCAAACGCTTTTGTAAGAGTGTCATGACTATGTTCTCCTAGTGTTAGGTTGTTACCTACAGCAGCAGACATCAAACCTAAAGCTGTACGGCGGTTTGACTCTTCAAGTGCCAAGTATCCAACCCGTTCTCCGTTCGATAACAAGTGAGCAGCCAAGTCTCGACACACGGACGACTTGCCTTGGCCTGATCCTGAAGTAATTGTGACAAGCTCTCCGCGCCTAATCCCGTGAAGCTTTGACTGTAATCCTTGAAATGGGTAGTCATAATCTGCTGGTGGTTGTGGTGTGGTAACTAATTCAAGTAAAGATTTAGCATCTACAATACCATCTGGTCTAAATACCTTACGTTTAAAGAATGCATCATCGATAGCCTTGTTATCGCTAGCTTGTAAGGCTTCTGAGAGGTCCTTGTAAGCCTCTAGACGGGCGATGTAAGCCTTGCCAGGTGGTAATACACTTGCAGCTTCCTCAGCAGCCTTCTGGCCTGGTTCATCTGCATCGAACCAAAGTACGATCTCGCTGTAACCTTGAAGGAACTCCAGGTTCTTTTGGATTGCTTTCTTGGCTCCTGCTGCACCACTGGGTAATGATACTACAGGCCAAGTTGGGTATAGCTCTGCATAAGACACACAATCTAACTCACCTTCTGTGATGATTATACGCTTACCACTACTTCCCCATAAATGTTGACCAAAGAATGTACCAGGTGTTTCTCCTTCGTAAGTAAATTGTTTGTCTTTAGTTTTTATCTTAGCACCTTTTACAATGCCAGATGGATCATGATAGTAAAACCTTAGCTTATCTCCATCACGATATACCTTAAATTTCTCACAAGTCTTCTGGCTGATCTTGCGTTTCTGCAACCGTTCGGCTGAGCCTTTGATTTGCACAATAGAATTAGTGTGAATGTGTGTTGTTATTTCTTGTCCATCAGTGTAAGTATGACATACAAAACAATAGCCATGGCCATCTGTATAAATACTATTACCATCAGATGAGCCACAACTATCGCAGGGTGCATGTCTTACAAACTCAGAGGAGCCAGTCGATTGGGATATTGTGGAATGATGTCCACGGTATGTTATGTTTGTCACACCATTTAGCGTATGTCGTCTTTGATCCTTTACTAATTTTATTATATGGTGCTTGAAAGACCATACGTAAATCAAGTTCAGGGTGTTGTTCTTTTACGTTCTTGATCTTACGTCTGTCTTCAGCTTCCCAATAACCTTTACATTCTAAATATATCCCGTTGGGTAATAGAAAATCAGGAGTGTAGATATGCTGGATGATATATGGAACCTTAGTAGATTCATATTCATATTTTACACCCAGCTCACACATAAGATCAGCAACTCTTTCTTCAAGTCCTGATCGAAATGCCATTAGAAGTCATCCTCTTCAGTTTCAGAAGGCGTTACATTAGGCTCATCAGCTTTGAACCCTTCAGTCTTACCAAATAGTGCTGCAACGTTCTCAGCAGACATATCACCAGTGTCTACACCAGCTGATGTATTGAGAGACACCAGTTGTACACCAACCAATTTAAGGCTTGTTCCATACGTAACTCCATCACGGAGGATGTAGGGTTTTTGGTAGAACGCAAGCTTAACACGACTACCAGCATACAAAGGTGTATTCTCATCATCGATAACTGTCCCTTCAGTATCGACAACAGGTGGACGAGATTCTTCATTCCAAGAGAACTTAACTTTGTATTGTCCTTCAGTAACTTCTTCCCAAGGTTCAGGCTTAAGAGTAGAACGCTTAGGGTTCTTCAGTTTAGCTTCTGCCCACTTAAGGGATTGAACACGATCATCTTCTAGTACATCAACCATTGATTGATCAACTAGAGCAGCAAGAGAATAACCAAACTTACTTGGTTTCAGTACAGCTTGATAACCTTCAAGGACTACAGGCTGTGCGGTTTTGTGGATTTGACGTGGCATTTAACAGAAAAAATAAGTGGAATCAATTACGGAGCTAGGTTCTAGATCTCCGATAATCGGTGGATCAGACTCTGCTCCTATTTGGTTAGCAAAGTCTTGCAAGTAATTGTGTTCGGCAAAGAGGTGCATATATGTCTCTCGTACAATTGTACTGAGAGTAGACATGTCGGTAGCACGACACAATACAGAATCATGAATGAGAGCGATCGGTGCATTGAAAGCCAATGCGCTGAAGTGGAGAAGGGAAGCATCAAGTGAATGAATTAAGTTAGGTGCTGTTGCATTCTTGTGATGTTGTTTGTCAACCTTGTCACTATCTTGTGTAGCAACTTCTAACTCACAACGACCAAGCAGTTGTAATTTAACTGTTACAACTTCTTTTTTCATAAGTTTTTGATTAACAACAAAACCTGATGGTGTAGACCAAGTTAGTTCTGTTTTACCCATGTCGATTGCTTTAGCAACCTCCTTTTCAATCCAACTCATGACAGCCATAGGACCAGGTACGACCTCATCCATAGCATCTCTAACAGCGATGACAGTTTTTGTTAAGTCATCTTTATCAATCTCAATACCTTTTTCAAGTAGTGCGTCCTTGATGTATCCACGATTAGAGAAAGGTTTTGCATTGTAAGGTACGGTCATTACAACACGTTTGACTACCTTTCTATCCATATGATTACGAATAGAACTAGGGCAGAAAGGAGTAGCAGTACGAGCGACGACAGCATAAGCATCCTGTGGTTTATCAGACGGTAATACGTTAACAAGACTAGCAGTATTCTTATCTTTAGCAAGACCTGCTAGTATCTGTAACCCGCTACAAGTAGCATCTGTAGCTACAGGCAAGCTTGTAAAATGACGATCACACTTAAGCACACAATGATAATACTCATCACATGCTGCAAGAAATTGCCATGGCTCATCAGCTGCTTCCCAGTCGTGAATGTGTAAGATAGGATCACTAGCGACACAAGTTATAAGATGAGTATTATTCTTTACCCAATCTAATCTTTCTTGCATCGTAGCTTTATCTAGACCATAAGTAGTAGCTACTTGAAAGGCTAACCAGTCTTCAGCTTCAGGAGTTATGTAAGCTGGTTCAGCAAAAGACAATAAACTTTTTCCAAAGTCTGTGTCTTGTGGTGTTAAGAATGCAGGGATTGGGTAAGCTCTACCTCTGTAATCAAAAGACCAAGGAATAAAGAATTTATCTTTACCTTTAAATCTTTGTACAGCTTCCATTGTCATTCTTGTTCTACATGACTTCTTAAACTCTTGTGCTTGTAGATTGTAAACAGCAGCAGCTTGTCTATTATAACTATGACGAGCTTCTTTATTAGTTGCTATGTCTACAGGTTTAGGAGGTAAGTCATGATGAATAATAGGGAGAAACTTACCGACAGCTCGTTCCAATCTATCTAGTTCTTCCGCTACACCCACAGTAAAGGGGTTTAGACGGTAAGCAACCTTTTGAATTCGGTTCAAGAACTCAATAGGTCTCTCTCCCTGTATACATCCGCCCGTACCACGTCGCACCATATCATGGCCTCGCATCACCTCATTTAGGATGTAACCGCCACATTTTTCATGTGTCCAGTCATTAGGTTCGATGAGCATTGGCCAAGCAAGTGGACTGAATAATTCAGCATCACGCATTACTGCGTCCTTGATCTCAAGGAATTCTGGAGTTGGTACAACATAGTGGACACGTTTGCGTCCTTCTTGTTGCATGTCTTTTGTGAACCACCCGCTGCTTTGCATGATGCAGTCAAGTAACCAACCTCCAAGTTTAATACGATTAGCTCTGCCCCATGTTTGCCATTGTTTAACGTCATAGCGATTCATTAAAGTACGGATCACAACTATTTTTTGTTGTGTACCCATTGAACGGTGCCAATAGTTTTCTTTTAGTGTATGCAGTAAGCCTGGTGCGTGTGTTTCGTAGTGTCTCATTTGACATTCTTGCTCAACAGCAAGACCAATAGAATCACACACATTTACTGCTTGATTGCTTTTGTCTTTATATGAAAAGACTTTATCAAACGTTAGTTTAACAGCTAAAGCAGCAGCAGCCAAAGGTTCAACATCAGCAAGATACTTTTGTATTTCTTTGAATGATTTACCTGCTCCACCTTTAGTTAGTCTAGTCCTAGTGCCTTCAATACGTGCCACCACAAGAGGCAACAAGGTATCAATAGAAGCAGCTCCGTATACAGTAGCAGACGCATAAGATTTGTTCTCTAAATCGTAGGTGTTCTTATGTAGACGATTGAGACCTTGTGCAATGGCATCACGCTCAAGTTGGATCTGTTCGTCGATCTGTGCTGGTGTCGGCAAATAAGTCCTCCGTGTCAGGTACTGACGCACCTGTAATTGCGTCCTTGATGAATGTGTAGCATTGAGCTAGCTCAGGATAGTCCTCACTAAACTCTTCGAACTGTTCAATTGTAATCAAGCTCATCTTGTTTGTATGTAATAAAGTGTAGTTGATCTTCAGTGCAGATAACAAATTCGTTGCCTGTTTTCATTAGCTTTTCGATTTTGTTATCAGCAGCATGTGACTTCTGATAAGTGTATTCTTTTACCTTACCTTTAGCTGTTGTTTCACGTATGATACAGCATATTGAACTAGGTAACTCCCAACCACTAAGTTTCCAATCAGCAAACTCTTCAAAGGTTGGTGCATAAATGAACTCATCAGGAATCTCTTTCCATTGTTTCCAATTGTTTGGATAATAAGGTTTTTTACCACTCATCATTGTCTAAATAAACATCCTTTAAATACTCAGAACCACCGGACAACTCAGCTGCT